AAGTAAATAAGAGGGAGCATGCACCTTTTATTATAAAAAAATTAATGTATTTTAGAAGGAAAAAAATTATGACAACAACTATGGAAAAGAGAATTGCAAAAATTAAGGTGGAAGGCAATTTAAAAGAGATTGCTTTCAAGACATTAGGTACACAGGTATTTCTTGAAGATGGTAAAACAGCGGAAGAAGTTATTGCATCCATACTTACCAGTATTGCAACTTTGCCGACTGACAGTGCTATTGACGAAAAGGTTAAAAATTCGTGCGATGCACTGTATAACAAGATTATGGGTCTAACAGATGCAGACACAACAATCGATGAAGCATATGACACATTGAAAGAAGTAGCTGATTGGATTGATACACATGGTGAACTTGCGGCACAGTTTACATCTGATATTTCAGGTTTAAAGACAGCTGTACAAGCATTACAGGCAATCGGAGCAACAAAAGTTGAAAAGTCAGAAACTAACGGAAATATCAAAATTGACGGTAAGGAAGTAACGGTTTACACACCACCTACAACTGTTTCAGCAGATAAGGTTACTGAAACAGATAGTAAACAATTTGTCACATCTACTGAAAAAGCGGATTGGAACGGACGACCGGTTGTATATTCGGGAACAACAGAACCGTCAAATATGAAAAACGGTGACATTTTTCTTCAAATTGTAACTGAATAAGCTGATTTATAAGTGTCGGAGAGAAATCTCCGGCACAATCTTTTATAGGAGGTTATATTGAATGATAGAACAAGATAGTATTGTACGGCTAAAAAAAGATGGTAAAGAATATATATTATACCCTGCAACGAAAGCCGAAAATATAATTGGACAATTCGATAAGTCAAAAGTCGGATTGGACAACGTACCAAATGTTTCGACTGACAACCAAACACCTACATTTACTGAGGCAAGCACACGAGCAAATATAGCAAGCGGTGAAAAGCTAAGCACATTGTTCGGAAAAATAAAGAAATTCTTTGCCGATTTAAAGACGGTAGCGTTTACAGGTTCATATACTGACCTGTCAAACAAACCGACATCAATGCAAAATCCTAATTCATTGACATTGACAATGAACGGTTCAGCAACGAACTATAACGGTTCGGCAACGGCAAGCAAGTCGTGGTATGCACCAACGAGTGGGGGACCGGCAGGGTATAATTTGATTAGTAATGGTAGTGGTGCTCCTGTATGGCAACAACTACCTTATGCGGTATGCAATACAAGTGGAAGTACAGTAGCAAAAACAGTTTCCATAACAAATTTTAAACTTGTTACAGGTGTGCGTGTGTTTATCAAATTTACATATGCACATGACTCAACAACAAAAGCCACTCTAAATGTAAATAATACAGGTGCTAAAAGTATCAGATACAAGGGGTACGGTGTCTTTAAAGGTTATAATGGTGGTTACAACTCTACAGACAAACAATACCCAAATACTTGGGAAGCAGGTGAAATTGTTGAATTTATATATGACGGTACAGAATGGGTAAGTATCCTCGAAAAAAGAAAAATCGACCACAGCAATATAGTAGTAGGTACAATTAATGTTGACGGTTACAGAATACCTCCTTCAATAAATGATGTTGATTTTATGTGTGGAATTGACGGAAAGTCTGATGTTGAGGTAATACAAGAGGCTATAAATGCTTCGAGAAATGGTTCGAGGATAATTTTAAAAAGAGGTAAATATTCAATAGACGCTCCTATTTATATGTACGGAGGTAATCACGCTGATAAGCTGTTTGGTGAGCAAGCAACTGATGTACCTAAATTAAATTTTAGTAATAATGGTATCATAACTTCACGGAGCAGTTCTTCTGACTCAAAAGTGTCTTATCCATTATATTTTGAGAATATTGGAATGGAGCTAATGCCACAATTATGTATCGAGGCGACTAATATATATTTCGATAATGCGTATTCAAGATTAGATGTTACTACGGCACAGAGTTTGGGAAGTACACCTATTAAGTCATCTGGTTTGTTTAAAATGAAAAATGGAAGTAGTATTGACTTTTGGATTAGAAGTAGCTCAAGTTATATATGCTATTGCGGTATTGATTGTACCAAAATAGAGATAGATGACAGCTCCGTATCATTGCAGAATGAGTGTTCGTCAACGCAAAGTGCAGGTGGTGATGATTTAAACTTTATTTATAACACTAACGTAACAGGATATATACGAAATAGTAAACTAACGGGACAAGGTAGTGGTAGAACAAATTTTACAAACGGGAAAGTGACTATTGATGAGTGTGATATTACTCTGAAAAATAGAAATCATTCATTATGTCACTACACCACAGACACAGAGCAAAAGTTATGTTCACTAAGAGATTGCACTATCAATTATACGGCAAGTACATATTTGACTTTTGGTAAAATTGAAGGTTGTTTTTTCATAAATACGGTTACTGCTGTTAGTTCGTCCGAGAATAACAAGCTTCAAATACTTTGTCCAACTCAAATGATAGGAAATACTTTTATCGGACGTTCTGAAATGAATTTTAATTCAAATAAAGTACAGTTTATAGGCAATGCAATGCAGTATTCACAATCCTATACATCATTTCCGACAGGGAGTGTTAATACAGGAACGATGATTACGGGATAAGGAGGACATAATGGATATAATTGATAATTTTTCGATAATAAATAATCAAATATGTTTAAATAGCTATAAATTAGTTATACGTCACTACAAAGATATTGACAAAAAAGAGTTTGTAGATAAAGACTATTATGTAAATGATGATAGGTTAATTGAATTAGAAACTCAAATTATACCAAAGCATAAACTTTTGGAACTTATATCAAAGGTAAAGCTTGATAATGAACAGTATTCCTATATGAGTGGTCTTGAAGTAAAAACGCAAGATTTTAACAAAGAAATTAATGAAATTGCTTCATACGGCAGTAAAGAAGCATATGAAGCGTCTTTGCCTGAATACACAGATGAGTTTATGCTTGACGTAGATGTAAGGGTAGCAATGTTGGAAATGGGAATAACAGAGTAGGAGGTGCTAAATATGGAACACGGACGTTCATATGGATTGTGCAAGAAAATTGTAGCCGTTGGAAAAATGAGCAAAGAACAAATGCTTGAAAAATTTGATGTACTTGTTTTGTCGGGGGGATTAACCGATAATGACTACAAAGAATTGGTGGCAGAAATCAATAAGAATGAGGAGGGCTAAGTAAGTGGAAGTTGACGATAAGGAATTATGGGAGCGATTGACCGTAGTGGAGCAGTCTACGAAGTCGGCACACCACCGTTTAGATAGTTTGGACAAACTGACCGAAAGCGTCCACATCATAGCCACAGAAACAAAGGCTATGCGTGAGGACGTGAATGACATCACGGAACGTGTAGACGAAATCGAGAAGAAACCTAACAAACGATATGAAACAGTAGTCGCCGCTATTATTACGGCGTTAGTAGGCGGTTTGATAGGTTATTTTGTTAAAATGTTAGGATTTTAGTATTTTAGGAGGTACATAAAAATGAAAGATTGGTTTAAAGCGGCAGGAATAAGAGCAATCAAGACGATTGCACAGACAGCAGTTGCCACTATAGGTACTGCGGTAGCTATGGGAGATGTAAATTGGGTAATGGTTGCGTCAGCGGCGGCATTAGCAGGCGTACTGTCGTTGCTGACATCAGTTGCGACGGGATTGCCGGAAGTGAATAACGAAAAGGGGGAATAAAATATGACGTTACAAGATACCGTTGCACTGATGAATAGTGCAGATTATAAGGAACGTTTCAAGGCGGAATATTATCAATTAGCCAATAGGTTCAAAGGATTAAAGAAAATGTTGGAGGAATGGGACAGGGGAAAACTAAAATTTTCCCCAACGTGTCCACGCAGTACATACAACATACAACTAAACGCAATGGCTGACTATTTGGCAATTTTAGAGGCGCGAGCAGTAATGGAAGATATTGAATTGAAAGAGGTGTAATGAAATATGACAGATAAAAAATTTATAAAACTGATAAAAGAAACAATCGTTGACTATTTTAACAGTCATGTAGATAAGACAGACCATAAAACAATTACTGAAGATAATGTATATATTGTTTGGAGCTGCAAAACCTTGCAGAATTTTAAAGCGTTGGCGTCAACAACTGTATCGGACGGAATGTATTACGAAATAACCCATAACGGAGATAAGAACGAAACATACTTTGATGTTTATAAAAAATGGGAAAATTTCGTTGTTAGAGGTGGTAAGTATGAGGACAATAAATGATGGTTTCCCAATCAAACAGTTCAAGGGTATTGACATTGATACGTCAATACAGTCATCATCGGCAAACTATTACACATACAGTAGCCGTGTAGTGAAATTCATTGTAATTCATTACACAGGAAATGCAAAGGACACCGCAAAAGCAAATGCAACATATTTTCATAATGGTTCACGAGGTGCATCGGCACATTTGTTTACTGATGATGATAGTTGTTATCAATCAGTCGCATTGAATAATGCTGCATGGGCGGTGGGCGGCACAAAGGTATATAAGCATGCCGAATGTCGCAACATAAACAGCATATCCATTGAAATGTGTTGTAGCGGAAATTCCATTGTATCTGAAAAAACAATCAACAACACTGCATATTTGTGTGCAGAATTATGCAAATACATAGGCATTACGGCAGATACGGTTGATACGTTTGTTTTACGTCATTATGACGTATGGGACAAACAGTGTCCAGCACAGTGGGCGACTAATAACAGTGAAGGCTGGATTGCGTTTAAGGAAAAAGTAAAATCGATTTTAAGAAATGAGGAGGGACTGACAGTGTCACAATATGAGGAACTTATCGAAAAAATAAAAGAGTTAGACAATAAAAAGGCAGATAAATCAGAAATGATTTATGACTGTATCGACCACAATATGCCTGAATGGGCGCATAAGCCTGTTCAATGGTGTTTGGACAATGGTATTGTATCAGGCACAGATGACGCACATCTTGACTTGAACAATACAAAATTGTGGGTATGCGTTGTTTTATATCGTGCGGTAAAGTTTGTTGCCGGATTGATGAAAATTAAAATCTGATGAATAATCTATAAAAAGAAAAGCCAAACCGTATAGCAGACGATTTGGCAAGTAATAGACAACAATATTTTCTGCAAAAGAAAAATATGTTGACCAAAGTTATAATAATTGTTCATATATATATTATAACATAATATTGTTTATTTTTCAATACTGTAATATTGAATAGTGTCTCTGACATACATAGAGCATTTCAATAATATTTTACTCTTAAATAGCTTGTATTAATCTCAAAACAGATTAAATATATGCAGATTATCATAAAACCATAAAACTAATCATCAAATATCCAAAAAGCCTTAAAATTGAAAATAAAGGCAAAATA